GCTGTCATGTTGGACTTTTCTGACTCCACCGAAGTTTTAGCGTCCCCGGCGACGGACGTTGCTTCATCAGACATTTTGGGTTTCCGCGTTTTAACGCCTCGCGTTGGCGATAGCTGCATCATATCACAGCACAGGGAACGAAAAATTGGTACTACCTGTATGTGTGACAAAATGTCACACTTGGTAAATAAATAGATTTATGGCAAAATAAGCTTGACACACGCTTTATTTCCCCCCTTAACAATCCCCCGTTGCCCGCCACATCAAGGGCAACACAAGCCGTAAAGTAAAAGAAACATTCTGCTGGGCTTAAGGCATACTATGTTCTTTTGGGAACAGTAGTTTCCATTTAGGAATTAGCTGTTTTCCTTTAAGCATTCTGTTGGGAATGGCATAGAGTTGTTATCCACAAATATGTGGCCGCGCCGCCCGCGCCGTTTTGTCAGACATACCTGACGCTACAATAAGTAGCGTCCAATGTGTCAGACATTACCTCTACGAGAAACAACCCTATCGTACCCACCCATAGAGAGGATGTCGTCGCATTGGAGGATACGTCCGCTAATCTGCTGAATGCGATCAGATGGGACATCGTGCATCTGCTGAATCAGGGATTCGCGAATGGCGTAAACCCCCTGAAGGAAATCGACATAGGCGTCGATGTGAATGAGCGAGTCGAGGCTATCGGGCTTCTTCATTAGGCAGTTGGAGTCTGTTGCATGGTCTGGGTGTTAGTTTCACCCATCGCGGCAGGGGCAGTACCAATGCGCCCAATCTGGGCGTTCTGGGTCTGCGTCATCTGGAATTGGTATTGCTGGACGTACTTCTGGAAGCGGGCTTGGAACGCTTGGTCGTTCTGCAACCGCTGCATAACATCGGGCTGTTGAGTGTACGACTGGATCACTTGCAGAGCGATTTGCGCTCCGTTCGGACGCGCACCAACTTCAATGCCTGCGTAGATCTTAGAGAGGTCGTCCGTAACTTGCTTGGTGATTTGGTCTTGGGCTTGCCCAGCGGGTCGAAGGATGGAGTCCGCGACGACAGGATTAATTGCCGCAGCCCCCAGCTCCAGAAGCATATCAACATCCATACGACCGTTACGGTCGATTTGCAGGAGTGCCGAAAACTGCTGTAGCTGCGCTTCCACGCTTTCCGGATCGTTTTGAAGAACGTCATAGTTGATGATGATGTCGAAGTTCTCGTTCGGGTCGCCCTTGTTGAAACGCTGCGGATCTGACACGCCCGTAACGCGGAAGAACACTTCGTCGGGGCCGAAACGCTGGAAGCACTTGTACGCAAGACGCAAAACATCACGGACGTGCGTAAGGAATTTGTCCACAAAATACTGCTGCTGTACAGTAGCCAGCGGGTTGTTTACATCGAGGCCAAGAATCTTGTCGGCCTGTTCTAGCTGGGTGCGCTCCATCTCCACGCTGCCGGGATTGTACGGAGGCGTAGGGCCAAACTGAATCTCGCCTGCGCGGCGATAGGGAACGTAACGGCCCGGACCCCAGTCAGACGGGGCATTGCCCACAGGGTGCATGATGGGCGGCAACGTAGCAAGGCTGTTGCGGTCGGTGCGGCTATCGCGCTCCGTCTTCACCTGCCATTGAATACCCTTCAGCAGTTCGGGCACCGACTGAATATCGTAGAGACGTTTGTTGTCCTCGGACAGCTTGGTGACGACAAAGGGATAGTCCTCGTAGCCATTCATCAGCTCAAACTTCGCAAAGTCGGGAACTTCCTGCTTGCCATACACTTCACGATGGAACACTGTGCAGTAGATCCCCTCCGAGTTGTCCTCTTCGTCGATTAGTCGCTGGTAGCCATAGACTACTTCATACAACTCCGACGCATCGTAGGTTACTGTGGTGTAGGTGAATTGATTACGACGTTCCAGCCGGAGGGGGTCTCCCGCTTCCTTGCAATTCTCGATGACGTAATGCACCCAGTCGGCGTCCCAGCCCTCGGAGCTAATCTTGTTGCGAAGCTCCTGAGCGGTCATCAAGCAACGCCAGAAGCAATAGGGGGCACGCTGCGGGTCGGTAGCATACGCCGGGAACAGGACATCCCCATCGGGGGCCACCACCTGCACCCAAGGACGGTCAATGCTGCGGCGAACAATCGGGAACTCCGCACGACCCGTCTTACGCAAATCGTTAAGAATGCGCTTAGCCTTCTTCTCGGGGATGTTGTTAAACTGCTGTTGGAGAAGTGCAATCATTTGCGAGTCGCTCTCCTTCTCCAGAATCATCCGCACGATGTCGGGACTCACCGCCATCAACTGATCAAGCGTCAGCGTCTGCTTGAACGTGCGATCTTCGCGCTGCCAGCCGACGTAAGTGACACACAGCCCGCGCTCAAGGAGGTAGTTGGCCCCAAGCTCCATCTGCCGCTTAAAGCCCGGGATGTAGGACGCCACCATCCACTTGAGGAACGCACTCACTGTACGAGCGCGATTGAGGTCGCCCATCTCTACGGGGTAGGCACGGATGTTCGCCCGCGCGAGGGACGACATAAAGATGGAGACGTAGCGATTGATGCGCTCATTGATAACGTGCGTTTCTGTGTCCGCCGCGCCGTCCCACGGGAAAGCGTCAGGGCCATGCTTACGCAGATCGTCCGACTTCCCCGGCCAGATGTTGCGCCGATAGTCATAGCTATCGCGGCATTGATCAAAGTAGAACTCCAAGTCGTTCGCCGTGCGGTCGAAAGCGTCAACCAAAGCCTTAACATTCGGCTTGTTAGAAGCATAGGTTAAAGCCTCGGTATTATCTTCGGTGGTCATGTAGCGTTTTGCGTAAGTTGTTGATAACCCGTTTAGCCGCGTTGCGGTCTATCCCGGTTTTGTCGGAGAGTGCGGTAGCTTCTAAAGGTTGATACGTTGCGTGAATCGAACGATGCAATATCTCAAACCCAAGCAGGCGATCCACATGTTCGGCCAGCCACTCACGATTAGATGTTGGATCATCCTCGGAGTTCTGCATGGCGATAGGTGGTAGACCCGCTTGCGTCCGTAATAGCGTCAATTAAAATTATCTTCCCGATAAGTTTACCACGGAACTTACGGCCAATCTTCACCGGGGTTTTTCCATCCTTGTGTTCCAACTTCACCATCACCCAGTCGGGATTTTTGGCAGAATGCAGCACTACACCGTTTAGCTTGTCCGGCACAGCCAGCGGGATTTCCAACGCAAGCTCCACTTCCTCAACGCCCTTGGGCGTAAAGTAGGTGTTCTTGCCGTAGCCGGTGTAATGCTCGCCCTTGACGAGCTTGAGGTTTTTAATCTCCAGCAGCTTGTTAACGGGAACGCCCAGCTTGTCGGCCAGCGCGATGACGGGGGTATTGATAGGTTGCATTAGTATCCTCCAGAGTTGCGGCGGTTAGTGTTGAAGCTCTTCTCGTCAACGTAGCGAATGCCATCAATCGCGGCATACCGGATTACGTCGATAGGGTCTTTCCACGCCTCGTCAGGCCCACCCTCAGCGGTGTACTCCTGCAAGGCTGTAATGATGTTCTGACAGCGGTCGGAAACGTAAAAGTGCGGGCGATTAACACTATCCATCGGTGTCTTGCGGTTGTAAGACATTTTGGTCTGTATTGCTTGCAAACCATCCTCGATGTCCAACCCCGGCGCAGGAACAAACGACAGCCCCGCATCCGCCAAATCCTCGATGATAGATGAAGCTCCGTTCTGCGTCTGATACTTCGCGGCACCCAAGCGTGGGTCAATTAGTCGCTCAAAGACCGTCTCGCCTTCCTCCAAGTTACCAATAAGCTCTACATAATCACGAATGCCGTATCCTAGTCCCTTAGAGCCTTCGCCGCCAATCCACTTTCCGCCATGCCACTTGGCCCAATCCCCCACGTTGACATCCGGCCATTCCCGGTAGACCCAGAATGTACCGTTCTCATCAACGCCGACCCAAGCCATGAACCAGTTTTTTCGGCCAGCGGGATCAAGGACCATATACCGCGTAATCCCCTTGGCGGGGATCTTCTCATGCGGTACGACGTTCAGCTCTACCGAGAAGTTGGGGAACTGGGTACTCTTGCTCTTGGTCGGAACGCCGTAGGCACGGCATAGAATCTCGTCCTCGGGGCGGTTCTTTAAGTCCTCCGCGATGCGATCGTAACCCCCGAAGGGGTTGTCTCTACTGTGGAAGTAGATGATGTACGCACTCCGGTTTTTAGACTCCTGCGTATAAGGAACTCGGCGGTTGTCTAGAAGCTCAGCCTCCCGGCTCTCCATTGTCCGCGCACCCTCCATATAGTCCCGCACCACTTCCGTGTAACCATCAATAGGCGTAAACGTCACTATCATCTTGGCGTTACGGGTGGCTAGACGAAACCGCAGGGTAGCCAGAAGTTCTGGCCCAATCAGATATTCGTCGCACCACGTCCCAATATTGATCCACTTCGGATCGCGGCTACCCAACTCCGCGCCCTCAAGAATCGTGTCGTTGTT